ACGACTCATCATATGCGGATGAGGAGTCGCGTAAATATGCCACTGAAATTCTCGCCATCCCTACCGCTAACGACAAGCAAGGGGGCGAGTGATGATTCGTTGGATTAAATGCCATCTCTTTCACCGTAAATATTGCCACGCGGTAGGCATCACTTACAGCGGCGATTTCGAATGCCAATGCACGAAATGTGGCCGCACTTTTATCCATAGTCAGTCGTGGGATTGACTGCCGAGAGCGACAGGAAGGAACTATGAAAACGATCACTGTGCTGGTTGATGTGCCGGATGGTTTCGATGATGACAAATTCAATGTTGAATATTTCAATGCCGATGATTATTGGAGGCCGCTGGAATATCGAATCATCGAGCAAGAGCAGAGCGCCAGCGGTGAGCCCGCGGCAGGAGATCGATATATCGAGAACGAAACCGGGGAGCCATGCAGTATCGAATCGATAAGTGGAAGCTCGATTTACATGAAGTGGGATAACTATTGTTATGGCACTTACAGCAAAACCGAAGTAGCCGAACTATTTACGCGACGCGTCCTATCCTTGCCTGATAATGGAGGGTGTAAATACACCATCACGGCATTTTATTGGCTTGCGGACGACGGAAGGAAATCAGGCCCGTACTTTGGTGAGCCAACAAAGATGGCACTAGCTAGTGCGGCACGAAACGGCGCTAAGGCCGTTTACATGGCTGAAATAGCCACCCCACTGCCTGAGCAGGAGGCCAATAATGAATGATTCCCGCGAAACCATCATGCGCAGAGTCAGCCCGTCCACCGGGTATGTGGTCAATCGTGAGCCGGAACGGTTAAGGATTGAACGGTTGACTGAGATTTACTTAGCGGCGGGTGGAAAGGTTGAACCGATTGCCAGTCGCGCGAGTGATAGACCCTATCATTTTCACATTAAGCCAGCCTGAGATATCGATGATGCCTAAAACACGAATCAGAAAAGACGAGATGGGCCTAATCTTTGAAATGGCTAAACAGGGAATGAGTGTTAAGGCTATCGCAAGAAAGGTGGGGTACAGTGCTACAGCAATAGGTCGGGGGATTCGAGTAGCAAGAGAGTTTGGTATGGAGGCGTGCCGGTGAGTAAGCGATCGGACGCACAAAATCGGTTGCTTTGGAAACTTCTAGGTCAGATAAGCGAGCAACTAGAATGGGCCGTCGATGGGCGCATACAGAAGCTATCTGCCGAAGATTGGAAGCATATCCTGTCTGCCGGAGTACACAAGCATCAACGTGTCGCTATGGGCATTGACGGCGGTTTTGTGATCCTCGGGCAGTACACCAGCAAAATGACGGTTGAACAGATGGCCGACCTATTAACCTTTGTTATCTGGTTTTGTGATGAAAAAGGTGTGAAATTATCCGCTGAAGATTATTCAGCTTATAGGGAATGGCAATGAAAGAATTTGATTGGCATAAAGAACTGCTTCCTGCGCATGGAGCTGATACCTATGCTTCCTGCGAAGAGCTTTATCAGGCTATCAAAGCTCGATTGGTTGAGGAGTGCGGTATTCCGCGATGGAAAGAGCCTAGCCTTACGGAGAGGGTCATGCAGATGCGGGAGGATTAATGAGTAAATTACGCAATTCGGCCCGTGGCAAGGATTGCACATTACGGCTAGATTGCTGTAATCAGAACCCAGAAACAACAGTGCTTTGCCATATCCCGTCAAATAGTCATGGCATGAGCTTTAAATCGCCCGATTGGTGGGCAGTATATGGCTGCAGCAGTTGCCATGATGCGATTGATGGTAGGGCTAATTTTTATTGGTCAGATTATGACTTGTTACGCGCACTCCATGAAACACAAAAGCAGATGATTGCTGAAGGGCTGATCATAATTAAATGAGAACTGAGCACGAAGAACAAGCGGCCGTTATTCAATGGTTCGATATGCAATACAAGCCTCTTGCCGGGCTTCTATTTGCCGTTCCTAATGCGGCCAAGCGTAACTATGCGCTAGCAGCTTACATGAAGAAGGAGGGGCTTAGGGCCGGCGTCAGCGATCTTATGCTGCCGGTGGCTAAATACGGCTTTAATGGATTGTTCATCGAGATGAAATCACTATCAGGAAAGCCTACCAAAGAGCAGGCACTCTTCATGGCGCGCGTTACAGAACAGGGTTACATGGCTGCACTTTGCAAAGGCGCTGATGCAGCGATGGGAGTCCTTAAATCATATCTGGGATAGGCCCATTACTCGGCATTGACCCGCGCGTTACTCAAGCAAATACCCTGATATTAGGCCCTTATCCAGCCGTAACCGCCGACAAAAATAAATCGCCCCACCGCATTGACTGCCGTATAAGCGACACTGGTTCCACCATTATCAATGTTGTTAGCCCCCCCCGAAACAGTCAGGGTGTTGGCGGCGAATTCTTTGTAGACAATAAAGACCATGCCTTGCGTCGGCGATGCGGGAAGGGTGATCGTGACATTGCCGGCCCCGGTGTCGACGGTGATGACGCTATCGGAGACCAGCACGGTATAATTGGTGCTTTTGCGCAGGGCTTGCAGCGAGAGGCCCCCGGTGTATAGCCGGCGCCAGCGGTAAGCGGAGGCGCCCAGGTCGTAGGCAATGTCCTTTCCCGGTGCCCGCGCATTCGCCATTAACGTGTCAATATAATTATTCGTGCCAAGATCGATGTATTGGTTGACCAGCGCATTCCCTGCCACATCGGTGTTGTTGCCAACATTGTTCCCGCTGGAGGTAGCGTCAAGCAATACGGCTGGACTTGCCTGTAAGTTGTCGAATGTGTTCCCTAAAATATTGGCATACGCCACGCCGGTTAGCACAATGCTGGCGACGGGGGCAATCGATCCGCAGGCGAAATGCGTCCCCGTAATATGCGGGAATAAACAGCTGACCAACTCGAAGTGGGCCGGACTTGCCAGCGTGTTGCTTGTGTAGATCAAACAATTGTTGACCAGGATTTGCCCGACATTGGTCAGCAGCAAGTTGCGCGTCTGGCAGTTTAAATGGGTATCATCCAGCGCCAACTCCAAAAATCCAGTGGATGTGTTGGTGTTTCTCACGCCGTAAATGCAATCCGTGAAATCCGACTGCTCGATCACCAACCCCTCAAGATATGCCTCAACCAATACCGCATCGGTGAACCAAATAATGTTGGTCGATTTGAATTTAACGCCAGTACAGTTTTCGCCTAATTTGACGCCGTAACTCGATGTGGTTGTATTGGCTTGGCCGCGAATAAATAGATTATCTATTTTTGCATTCCAAGCATTTTTCATATAAACACCTGCCGACCACGCAGGCAGGGCCGGGCCGGTGACGCTACTGCTGATCTCAATATTTTCCAACGTAACGGTTTTGCCCGCAAAGCTGGTTGTCGTTGGGTAAAATATCTGTAAGGCGAGACCACTAAACCCAGCGGCATTGCCAGCCTCTAACGTTATCCCTTTCATCGTGAATGACTTGAGAATATCGGTACTGGTATAGGTTATTCCAATAGTTGTACCCATGTATCGCAGCACTGACAAATCGGTGCCATAGCCGATTAATGCGAACGCGGCATCGGGCGCCGTCAGCTCAGTATGTTTATAGATACCGGGAGGAAGCAGTAGCATGGTGCCAGCGGCCGCAGCAAATGCGGCCTGCAATGCGGCGGTATCGTCAGTGCTCCCATTTCCAGTTGCGCCGAAATCACGCTTTGCGTTGAGCTCCGAGCCGTCCAGATAATTATGCAAATTGGTGGCAATCGCGCCAGTCAGCGTGCGCTTAACACCGATTAGCGCATCTCCCAGTGCTGTATTAGAGGTATTGGCAAGGTCTGCTCTTAAGCCTGAATCAATGCCTGAAACATTATCATAGGTGGCAATGAGATTGCTTTGTGCATCGAACAGTACAAATTTATAAGCCTGTCCCTGAACCAGCCAAATCTCGTTCGGTGCCCGGCCGTCCGATCCCAAGATAATCGGGTTGGCATTGGCGATCGATCCTGCATTCGTTGTATAGGTTGCTTGTGGCGTCGAAGTCCCTGCCTGATAAGTAAATAACTGTCCGCCATTTAACAGGACAAGGGAAACGCCCAGGAATGAAACACCATTACCGATAGGACTAAAACTGACAGCGGCCATTACAATCTCGCATCTGCTGTGAAGTGAACAACATTAGAATCCCCAATAGAAGACCCTGCCGCCATTGTTGTGGTTAGGAAAAATCCGGTATCCGTCAATCCTCCCGCAGTTGTAGCCGTGCAGTCTGTTGCAACAGTAGCGTTTCGTGCCTGCGCATTTGCTGCAGCAGTGTTATATAGCGTGACCGCGGGGGCAACTCTTTTTGTAACACTGTATCGATAGGGAATACCGCGCATTGTCGCTGCCGCCGCTACAACTTGAGTAAATCCATAGCTTTGAAACCCTGCATTCTGGGCCGGGATTGTTCCTTGCGGAAAAGACTTCTCATAATACCGCTGGCATTTTGCTAGGGAAACTTCCATATTCGTATATTCAAAGGGTGAAGCAAAGATACCCTCTTCTAATTGCCATTCGGACAATGACCAGTTAAGTGTGGTGGCCCCACAAGCAGCCTGTATTTCTATTTCTATACCGTTTTGCACAGCGCTTGCGGTAAATGTAAAGGTTAAGGTTTGAGTGGATAGCGATGCCACTGAAATGGCTGAGCTGGTTGCTACCACACTAGTACCACCATAACTATCTACCACTAGTGGAGTTCGAATAATAATCGTATGGTTAATTGCAGATCCTGAGTCTTGTCTTACCTTAATCTGAAATGTGCATTTTTGGTTATTCAAACTCGTTGCATCTTTTGATTCGACCCGATAGCGCCAGGACAGCTGACCAGCGCCCGTTAAGGTCGTGGCGGTGAACTGTACGCAATAATTCCTGCCCGGCGATCCGGTTAGCGCCTGGGTAATGGTTCCTGCTGTTACCGCTCCGCTTGAAGCCCAACCGGTAACCATATCAACTTGTGCAAATTGCGGCGATGTAGAAAGTGTCGGAACCGTACCTTGCGCAATATTACATTCGCCATTGATCAGTCGATTTCGCTGGGAATATAAGCTGGGAAGGTCCGAGGGAAGCGTATTTTGAATAACCAAATTACTGCCATTATCGACAACGGTATACATTTTGCCCGAGACAATATCACCTGCTGAAGGAGGCTTATTGTTTGACTTTACCAGCGTTTTAGGCGCAAGACCTGAAATAGCTGCGGTCGGCGTTGTCGTTGTGTTTGTGGCCGTTGCAACAAAGGTATAACTCGCTCCGAGAACATAGCCGGTAATTGCAGGAGACGGAGTTAACGCTAAGGCGTCCGATGTGCCACCCGCAGAGCCGGCCCACTGAAACAGGGTACCAATACCCGGAATACCGACAATGTTGTCGTAAGTCGCAATCAGGTTGCTCGATGAATCAAACAATACGAATCGATATGCACTTCCCGAAATCAACCAGATCTCATTCGGTGGTCGGCCATCACTTCCCAGAACAATCGGATTCGAGTTCGCCACTGATCCCGCATTTGTCGTATAGGTCGCTAAAGGCGTTGAGGTTCCGGCCTGATAGGTGTTAAGAAAGCCTCCGTTTAACAGGACTAGCGAGGTTCCTAATCCCTGCCAACCATTGAGTATTGGGCTTAAAAGTACAACGGCCATAAATAATTCCTATTGGCGCTTTTCTGTGGTTCTGCCATGCTTTCCTTAACAAGGAGAAGCAAAATGTTTAATTTTATAGCATGGTCTATAGTCTTTCTGTTTCTGCTAGCTATTACAGGGCTTCATTGCACTATTGCAGCAGCTATAGGAATAGGATTATCTATTTGCCTACGTCAGAAATCGGCGTAACACGTGACCCCCAATTTTTAACAGCTGCTTTTTCGCCCATGCTGGTAGCAGCTTTAACGCCTGCGGTTTCTCCAGCGAGCGAGCCAGCACTAGCTCCCCATGGCCCTAAAATAGATCCAATAGCGCCACCGGCTGCAGTGCCAATGGGTTTTACCATACGTGTTAGAAAGCCCTGTTTCATGGCCATCTGCGCTTGCGCTGCAGCCCCTGGATAGCCTTGATTATATCGAAGAATATTACCCGCTTTCTGCAAGTCTTGAATCTTCTGTAAAGCTTCGGGATTATCCGCAAACAAGGTTTGAATGTTTTCGCTATTGCCTTTAATCAAATTTGTAACTTTTGGGGCATTCCATTGAGTTTGTGTTTTCGATCCGGCCTCTAATAATTTATTTCCTACATGGGCTTGCATGGCTTTAAGTGCCGCATGAGCTTGTGGCTGTAATTCATCCGGCATATTGCGCAATGTATCAACAATATTATTAAATTGATCGGAGGGGAGTCCTAATAATTTATCCGGCATATCCTCAAATGCAGTCGCTCGATTAATCGGCGTATGTGGATCATAATCCATAATTTTAGCGACACCCTTTGGATTATCAAGGGTCTGTTGTTTTAATTGATAAAGATCGCGGCCCTGCTTATAAATATCTTCCCCAGCGACTTTAAATACATCACTATCAACTGCTTCTTTAATTTTGCTGATCATATTGTTTTTAGCAGGGTTGCTTTTATCCCATGCCTGATTCAAAAACTGACGATATTGCTCCATCGTTTTAGCCCCGAGTCCTTCGGGATTATTTTCCTTAAAGTTTTCGAATTCATCTTTTAATGAATTTAATTGTCCGGTTAAATCATGTGCGCCTGCTGAGTTTTTAAAAGAGCGATCATTAAACAATGCATCAGTCGCTGTTGTAGGAACATTAGGAATTTCAGACGCGCGTTTATCAACCATATCATAAATATTTTTAATGCCTTGATCAAAATGCGTATTCAAATCATCAAATGGCTTAGCAATAGTTTTACCACTGGCTTTTAAATCGCCCTGATCTAACCCAATGGTTCCACCGGTATCTTTCACAATACTAGTAGCATGATTTTCTAATGCTTGGCGCTCAGCCGCTAATTGTTCAAACGCAGCTTTGCCAGCAGGCTCTCCGGTAAATTTTGCTAATTGGGCATCTGTCGCCGCCTCTAAGGCATTCCCTTGGACCGCGCTAGTTCTGGCATTCTCTAACCCAATGCGTCGAAGTACATCAGCATTAGAGCTATGCAGTTCGGGGGGAATTCCGCCAGAAATAGGCTGCGTATCTTCTGCCGTCAAGGCAACCGAAGAGGCTGCGGCTTGTGGTGTTGGCGGTGCCGAAACCGGAGAGGTTGGGGCCTGTGGTGTACCTTCATTCCATCCAGGCTTTTCCACTGCTGCAGGAGCGCCACCACGAGCCTTAAACATGCCAAGCAATGCAGGGGCTGCATTTACTCCTACATTCACTACAGTAGCAGCTGCGGGGCTTCCAGTCGCATCGAACGTCTTATCTCCCAAATACTGTGCTGCGACTGCCGGATAGTTAATTGGGTTTCGTCTATCTTCTATACCCTGCGTAATCGCTTGGCCTACTGGATTAATTGGCTGATAAGTTCCCGCCTGCTGGACATCTTCGACCCCTTTTGCGGCTGCTTCAAAGCCTTTACCTCGAATCAAATCAAACAGCCCTTTATGCCCGCCTGCAATTGATGATCCAAGACTAGTGACAACGTGTGCGCCAGCCTGCCTAATTCCAGTATCAACTAAATCCAATGCATCAGCTGCTGACATTGATTTTTTTGGCTGGTCAATCTTTATATTCGCTCCACCAGAGGCTAAGAAATCATGTACTGGGTCTCCAGTAGTACTATCCGAACTGGATTCTTGCGCAGCCGCAAACTTAGGAATCGATCCTCCAGAGCTTAAAAAGTCATAGACTGCATCAGCCATTATTGCAGTTTCCCGGTATTGGTCAGGGTCTCAAGCGCTTTACGTTTTTCGGCCAGCTTTTTCAATCCTGCTGGGCCTAATTCAGTTTTCAGTCGTTGCAGCTCTAACGTATCGCCATCTCTAACCGCGTTTTCTGCCCGGAAAATATTGGGATCAAGGTTTTTTGCCCAAGCTGATTTAAACTCAGGAAGCGCATTTATATCTTCATTTCTCAACCCAACTGCCTTATCGACACCCTGCCGGAATTTCTCAATCGCCGTATTCGTTGCATCATTGAATTTAGTCACTTCTTGCAAGGCATTCGGATTGTATTGTTGTGACCCATTCGCTGCAGATGCTGCTTCTAGCCTGGCATTAGAAGGGGCCCCCCCCATAGCCGTCATATTGCTAATGGCATTTTTCTCTAAATATTTACCCAATTCCTGATAATTGTCCCCATAGTTTCCAAGCGAAACAGCAGCAAGCGCATTTTGCCATTTTGGCGAACCGGGTCCAGTCGTGGTATCTCTCGACAGTTTTAGAATAGCTTGATTAATATTTCGCTGGACAGGTGCTTGGTCGCCGGCAGCGCGAATATTTTTTGTCTCTTCTTGATTTGCTTGGGTATTTTCAACCTGCCCTAATGCTGGGCCTGTTTGTGGGCCCATACCACCACCAGGCCCGACCATTGCCGGTGCATTAGTTGTCGGGTTAAAGACCTGCGCCCCAACCGGGGGTAGATTTTGTACCACTGTACCGGGAACCGGGCCATTCGGGCCGGCAAACGGATTAGTATTAATTTGTGCCTGTTGCTGGCCGTTGTTAACCATCGGTCCACTCGGTTGAATAGTGGCGGCTTGCTGACCTGCATTCTGTTGAGATTGCAATAGGGTTTGTAATTGCGGTCCGACACTCTTAGGATCTTGCGCAGCCATTTGATACAGATGGGCCATACCCGCTCGGACATTCAGCCTGGGAACACCGGCAGCAATATCCTGTTCCGCCATGCGATCTAAAGCATCAGCAATCCCTTTGGGGTCTCCTGATATCACAGCAGGGTCTTTAATCAGTGCTGACATACTTTGAGCGACTTGACGCTGATATTTTGCCTGCAGATTAGAGGCTGAATCTTCAGCACCCGTTTGCGCCGTTTGCGTCTGGGCCTTTTGCTGATCGATCAGTGGTTGAACATTGGCAGTAGCTACTTTAGCGCCCGCCTGTTCAGTTTGAGAGGCCGCATTAGCTCTCGCCACATCAGCGGCAAATGTCTGACGATTCTTTTCCAGCTGCAGCTTTTTATTACCCAAATCCAGAAAGCTACTCATGGTGTTGAGCATATCGGGGTTTTTGACTTGTAAGGAAATACTCGGATCTAATGGCATATATCACCTTAAAGCCCGTTTGGACTAGCCGCTATTTGTGAGTTAAGTTGTGCAGTCTCCTGCTCAGGCGTCCATGTATTTCTTCCACCTCCACCATAGAGATAACCCCAGCCCGCTGCATTGTTAATCCCTGACGTTACCGCATTCGCTGACCCGACGGTTCCCGCGGCGCTTGCAGCAGCCCCAGAGGTCAAGTAATTGCTGGCCGACTGTGCAGTAGATATACCGGCATTGGCAGTGGTTTGATTCGCTGTCTGACCGATTCCTGCGATATCTGCCAAACGGTTGAAGATGTTTGTTTGGTTCGCATTGTAATTTTGATAAGCCTGTTGATAGGCATTCTGAGCATAGTTTTGACTGAAGGTATTCAGCCCTTGGAGGGCATTACCACTGACCAGACCTCCGGTTGCATTATTAGCATTAATATTGGTTTTCTGGCCCTGATCTAGCATAAAGGCGTAGTTCGGGGCCATATTGGCATTCAGGTCATTAATATCGAATGCGTGGGTAAAATTACCCGTAGGAGTTTGCTGGGATTGCGCTAATTGTTGGTTGTATTGGGCATTCGGAGTATAATCTCGACCCTCTGATTGGCCATGCTGTTGATAATGCGCCCACGGATCTTTTGACCAATTAGGATTATTGGCTACATCCGGATTAGCCGCTAAATAGGCAGCGGCATCAAATCCTGCCTGATCTTTTGCAGGAGCTGAAGTTTGATGGCCGAGACCGCTTTGCAAATCATTTAATGCGCCATAGCCTGCCAATCGATAAGGGGCTTGCTGGTCATTGATGGTATTAAATTGAGCCAACTGGGCCGCAGCCGCACTATCTGCCGCGCCGGCCTGTTTACTTGCGGCGCTCTTGGAGGCATCTGCCGAATAAACGGCCCCCGCTACGCCTACTACTGCTGCTGCTACACCCCATGGCATTATGCATACTCCTTAATATCAACTACACCATTTCTAGCTTGATGAATACAGTAAATTAATGTATTGGGTTCAAGGCTCATAAAAGTGTGTTTAATTCCTTGAGCAATAAAAATAGGGAGAGGAGCCTTAATATCCTGCCACCATTTGCCATCTTTCCAAACCCTGACTGATCCAGCGGCCAGCATAGAAATATGGTCATAGGCATGACTATGCTGAGGAACCAATATATTGGCTTTATCCATTAGCATCTGTTTGATGAAAATATCATCGGCCAATGCCCATTCCACATTGGGAAGCTCGATAGGGCCAATAGAGTCTGGGATTTTCATCATTCAGTTCTCATGCAAATAATTAAAGTAATCCGATCATCCGAACCGTTATTGATGACTTCATGCTCAACTGTATTATTGAAATACCAGCATTCGCCGGTCTTCATAACTGCAGTTTCATTTTCAACCCGATTAATACAATCTGGATTAGTCTGTAAAGGAATATAGAGCTTTGTGGAATAAAATTCTGGATGCCAACCTCTGTCCGTATGCGGAAGAATCGATTTCCCAGGAGGAATCTTAGTAATCAAAACCCCTCCCAAATGGGTAGCCTCTAGTCTGGCCATTAGAGGGAAGATCAAAGCGCGTAATTGAGGCAGCTTTTGATAGGATGGATACCAGATAGGGTAATGCTCTTCGGTAAAATCAGGCTCATTAATTTTTTCAGGAGCATTGTATCGTACCCAAATATCAGGTGCGGAATAGTGGGGAGAAAGCGGTCTTTCTCTACGAAGTCCATGCGCATCCCACAATTCCGGCTGTAATTTAATGGCGAGCAGGAGTGGTATCACATCGATATTTTGCGCAATGCGCTGGAAATTATTCATCAATAATACTCATCCACAATTAAAATCCCCGACCCACCTGCACCACCGGCTAGACCTAAAGTCCCCGCAGCACCACCATTACCACCGGCCCCAACGGTATAAGTATAGGTTCCGAGAGGACTGTTAATCAGAAACTCTACATAAGCTCCTGATCCGCCACCGGCCCCACTGATAACCGGCGTTCCTGTCGCTCCCGCACCGCCACCACCACCCCCGGAGTTATTGGGCGCTCCACCGCCAAGGACGGCTACACCACCGGCTCCAAGGCCACCTAATGTGCCTGCTCCGCCATTACCACCCGAAGCGTTAGCCAGCGTTTCTCCGGGAAATCCTGCATTACCAAAAAATCCAGGACTGCCATTAGTCGGAGAACCCCCCGCCCCTGCAGTAGGTCCACCGGCATGTGTGCCTGCAAATCCACCACTTCCACCGCCGGCAACCAGTGATCCGCCAGAGAACGTCGAATTAACCCCGTTAACTCCATCCCCGGCCCCAACACCCGTACCACCACCCCCAGCACCACCACCGATCATCCGTATGCGCAGCTGTCGGCAATTGGCCGGAGTGTTATACGTTAACGCTACCCCGGTGATAAATGTCTGCCGGGTGCTTAATGCCAGCATCCCTTGTACTTGAGCAGCGGTTAAATCTAGCGGATCTGACACACTGCCAGTATTGTTTCCCTTTATCGTAAGGGTAGGCATTTGGGCTAGTTTACTATTGATGACAGCATGGGTGTTAATGGTTAACGCCCCCGTTGTCGTCAGTGCTGCATCACCGGTAATCGTTTTAGGGTTCGGCGGATTCGATGTACTTCCCACCCATAATTGACCGTCTGTCAACGGGGTATTGTTTCCAGTTCCGCCATTGACCACGGAGAGAACGCCGGTAATGTTGGCCGTTGTAATGTTGAGCGTGAGAAAGGAGGGGTTTAATAGGAAGGCCAGCCATTCCTTCGATATTCTTCCTGTCTCCTTCTCGATAAACGGAGAGCGCGGAATATTTACCGCAGGAATGGCCATTAGTTGGTCCCCGGCTCGGCTTCCAAATTGGCTGAAACGATCACGGCATTAATCGGGTCTGTCACCACGACCTCGAAAATACGGTCTCGACACTGGCCTAAACGCCGCCAGATAACTCGATTACGATATTTTCCTATTTGTCCTATCGATTTCCAGTGCTCATTGCTCCACGTGGAACCCCCGTCATTCGACCATCGAAGCATGGCTTGGGGGTCTGTACCTTGTTGAATGCCATCAAGACCAACCCCTGGCTGAAACTGCAGCTGGAGTTGTGAAAAGTAGAATTGTTTGAAATCGGCTACTAAGTGTGGGCACCGACGCACCCGTCGGATAGTCGCACCGTTATCGGTGAATTTTGTCTTATCAATGCTATACAAAAGGCCGTTTTGATAGTCACCGACGATTAACTGATTCTGGAACAAGGCAAAACAATTACTTCTATGCCGATGAAAGACGTTTAACGAATCGACGGATAACCATTTGTGCCACATCTGCGTGGTGAGGTCGAACACCCATGTTTTATCAGCGGTTGGGAAAATGAATACCGCGAACTCGTGCCCTTCGACTTGGTAGGTATAGCCAATACAGTCGGAGACCGTTTGATTAAGTAAATCGCTCTCGACCGCATGGGTAGATATTCGTTTGAAGGAATACCCCTCAGCCTGAGCAAAAATAGTCTGACCCCTGCTATCTTTGGCCAGGAAAGCAAACGTATTGCCGAAACGGGTAATCGAGTTCTTCGCCCCACACCCATGCTGAATGGCTGTACCCGGAATAATCTGGAAGGGGAAGGGGAAAGACCCTACATCCACCCAAACCTCACTGGTTCGCTCGCCTAATAGCCAGACTTCGCGGTGATCGCAAATCAGTGTCACTAAATTATCGGAAGAGCCGAATTTAGATGCAAAACTTAACGCAGCCGAATTAATCGATAGCGCGGCGGTAGATCCCCATTGTTGCGTACCGGGTCGATTGTAGATCAGGAAGTTATCAATATTGTCTACCCTATCTGCACCGGTAAATGCTCCGTCTGTTGATGGAAGTGTTATGAAAACACCCGTTGACGGGGTGTAGGCGTAACGATTTGCACCATCGACAATGTAGACAGAAACAGCGTTATCTGAAATAGATACGGGGCTGGATGAACTGGCCAGCGTCCCGACAACGGTTGGAACAAAGGCCGAGGAAATGGAATAAACCGTACTGCCCGACACAGCGATAAGAATTTGTCCGCCCGGAAAGACATATAGCCCTCGGACTTCACCGGCAATCAGTTGTAAAACAGCGGTAAGACCCGGCGTGGGGTAAAGAGTGACCCGACCGCGCTCCGCAGGACTGGTCGCACTGGCCGGGGCTTTGCGCTGATCGACTTCGCAATACCAATTGATAAGTTCAGAATCATTCTGATAAATTGATGGGGCTGTGTAGGCGTCACCATTAAACCCAAAATCTGGCACTTTAAAATCCCCCGCTCAAAACCCTCATGTGTAGCCGCCCGAAATCACCCAGCCCGCATCCTTCCGGCGACCGCTAACCATCATGTCGTCAAACCTAGCTGCCTGTTGTGGGTTCATATTGGAGCGCTTTAATACCCCTTTGCTCATCGCGGCATTCTTTTGGATTAATTGAACGCCGCTCGGATCGGCCTTCCCATATTCGGGTAACAGCAGTTCAGCCAGATTCCACCGAAGAGCCATTAGATAGCCGGGCGGGAGCGTTACCGTGTCGTTCATGGTCTGAAAGCGATTTAACACGGTGTCGCAGAATAAATGCATTTCGCCCTGACTGGGGTTTTGCCAGTAGTACAACGTCCCTGTCGGTTCAGACGGTTGATAATAAACGGCTCTAGGCCACGGCCCGGGTAACGTCTTAATCCCAATGCACTCGTATTCTTCTGAGGACAAAATAGCAATCGGATAATCCAGCGTGCCTGAAATCGCATTCACGACCCGGACAAACCCGCTATTAATTCGAATAGGCCGAACAGCAGTGGAGGTCAGCGAGGAGCTTACGACTGTGCTCGGAAGATTAAGTTGATACGTCCCAACCCCATTTTGTGCATTGCCGCCTATCGCTGTTCCTAGAGCGGTAATCGAGGTTCCGGCTGTAACACCTGTACCCGAGATTGTTTGCCCTACTGAGAGCGCGCCAGAGGCTATGGCAGTAACGGTTAACAGGTTTCCAGCGATAGAGCCTGTAAATGCACTGCCAATCATCCCGCCAGGGCCGACCGTATAAATATATTGGTTAGCGGTCAGTTCGTGAATGAGTTCCTGGACACAAAAGACCATCAGCTTTTCGTTAGACCAGGAGTCCAACATGTCATTGAGCAAAACAAGAGCATCATTGGCTGAAGCCGGTTCCGGTGTCTCCCCGGACTCCAATGCACCAATCGATCTTAGGGATCCTGAAATAATATCTATCGGCTGAGTCATATTAGGCCCCCGTGATCAGACCCAATGCCACCATCGATGCCCGCAATTCGTTCATGAGCGCCAATTGCCCCAGTCCGCCCGGGGTTACGGATTGCGCCACATAACTGCCTGCGGCTGGCATCGTGACAATATTGGTGATGCTGTAAGTTTCCGGCGTTGGCGTAATAGCAGCTCCGGTGGTATTGGCATACGTGATAGCGAGTGTATTGATGCCGGACACGCGCACATTGACGATACCAAGCCCGGATTGAAAACTGGGTTTGTTGACAAAGGCAAAGCTGCCAGCGATAAGGCCTGTTACGGTAAAGCTTTGCTCTGCACACGTATTCGCCGCGACCGCTACCGGTGTCAGGGCTTGGCTGTACAACACCGCAACTGGAGATCCTTGCGGACGCCACAGTTCAACGGTATAAATTTCACTGGCCGTAGGGGTTACGCCGCCTGCGGTTGGGTTGACGAAGGTGATCGCCAAGGTGCTGGCGGCAGAAACTCTAGCGCTTGCTACCGCTAAACCCGCCTGAAACGTCGGCTTGGAGATCCCAATAACGGCATCATTCACCCCAAAGACAGTATTGGAGACGGTAAGCTCGGTAGTGGTTGCTGCAGTAGCGGCCCCCAGCGTGCCTACATTGACGCCGACTAGAAAGCTATTGGTCGCACTATCAAAGCCGCCTCCACCAAAAAAGGTGTAGGCCTCTGCTGTCGGGGTAATCGCTGCTGCAGTGGCGTTTAAATAAGTGATCCCCAGTACTCCATCCGCCACGATCCGAAACCCGGCAATGCCTAAGCCCGCTTGGTTAGTCGGCTTAGCGACTGTAACCACCCCGCCAGCGGCCAAGCCAGGGACGGCGAATTGCTGCTCCATCGTTGAGTTAGCAGGCACTGCGGTGGGGGTCAGCGGAAATCCAGGCAAGCCCGTTCGCAACGACACTACCAAATAGGATTCGGCGGCTGGGACAATGGGGCTGACTGTCAAATTGGCGTAGGTGGTAGATACCGTTCCCGCGCCATTCACAAAGGAATTGACTAGCCCCAGTCCCGCTTGAGCGGTTTGCTTGGAGACAAGGCATATATCCCCCGCGATTAGCGGTGATCCGGTAAATGTCAGGGTTTGTGCGGCGCAGGTATTGGCGGCGACTGATCCCGGAGTGACGGATACAGTATTGATCGCAAATAGGCTGTACGTCCCTAGGGATTGGCCAACTGCCGCCTGATTGGGAGTAGTGCGTTTGGTAATTGGGGTTGCACCATAAAACCCAATCGCTGATCCTGAGCCTCCTACCGGGACCAAATCAGTTGAAACGGATGATGCCGGCCCGGCATTGCTCATAGATCACCTTAGCGCTGTGCTTATTAGGATTGATAAACCACGGGGGTCACATAAATAATTGTTGGCCCTGCCGTTGCACCAATAGCGGTCACATTCGGATTTAAGCTAGGGCATGGCAAAGTAATGGGAACTTGCATTAATGGGGGAAGCAAAAAACTACCGGGTGTTCCATCAACCGGAAGCGTGGCAGGAACAGCGCCAGAACTCAATTGAATCGCAACCGCCACTGCACCCGGATTTATGCAGGCCACCCAATTAAACTGCGTGTTGTCATTACCGATAATTGGTATAGCCGCATGCGATGTGGCGACAACTGATAACGCAATGGTCTGGCCAGCAGGCCGTGTAACCTGCGTGCCGGCCATTACACTGCACTCGTTGGCAACGGAAAGAATTCAGCGCGGGAGATGTTCATAAGATAACCTCCAGCGACTGGAGTTAAAGCGCCCGCTGTTGAATTCGAGAACTGAACGGTCAGAGTATCAACTGCGCTAACACGCGCGTTCACAATACCGATTCCCGCCGTTTGCGCGACCGTCGAATTAATCTCAACGAAATCATTCAGCAACAACCCTTTTACCGTGAATGATTGCTCGGCAGAGGTTGAAAGCGCTACTGATACAGGTGTTAGTGTTGGCTGGATAATAAAGTCATACAGCATATTGCCGCGATTGATCATTGTTCCGGGCATGATAGCCTCCAAAAAGAGGGGGACACGCCCCCTTATGAATTATGAGACGTTATAACCGTACAAATACAGATCGATAGTGGCGCCTACAACGGGCGTGCCGATGTTGGCATACAGCACATTATTAAGTGCCACGACCTGAGCGGCTACTGCTGTAGCGGCCCGTACATAGGCAAAGGCGTTAGTAGTCTGGCCAGTCAATGCAGCAGTGGTCAGAACCGCTGTGCCACCCTGTGCTGGGGCTGTATAGATGCCAACTGTACCCGCCGCGACGTTGACTACGCCCGCTGAGTTGGTCGTGAGAACAACGGTTGGCACAAAGTTAGTGATTGGACCCACCAGAGGAATAACAATATCCCCTGCCGCACCAATACTGAGTGCTTTTACAACGCCAATCAGCACTAGGGCTTGCTGGTTATTGACCGGTTGATAGTTTGTTGTTACCTGTGTTGCTGGGCCCGGATTAGGCATGATCTATTCTCCAAAAGAAGGTTGCCCCCTTGCGAGGGCTAATGATTATGCCGCGATACGGCAAGCAAGCTCAGCGTACAATGGAGCCCAGCCGTATAATACGTCCAGCCTTGTCGGGATTGCATCATTGTTAATAGTGTATTGACGCACGACCCGAATACTCAGCCCCAATTCCTTATCGCTGGCACGACCGGCGAAGTGAACGCCTTCCGGCAATTCCAGATCGGCAGAAGCGAAGGTAAACGCATTGCGGTGCAGCAGAATGTTTTGTGGGCTTACTACAGCAGTCGCGGTCGTGCCCGCGATACTGAACGGGGTAACGGCAGCAGTGGCTGAAGTTGTACCTACTTGGACATTCTGGAACTGGCCGCCGGTGATGATAGCCGGAGATACCACTACGCTGATCGTACCTGCCGCGCCAGTCACTGCTTGAGTTACAACGAAGTTGCGCAGCTTGTTCGAGCCGTAGGCTTGGCGGTTTTGCGGGTTAACTGCAAATACGTTAGCAATGGTAAAGACATCGCCTTGCTGCAGAGTCAGGGTTTGCGAGTTGGTCAGAACGATGGTCGATGTAGCTGCCCAACCTGTGGCAATCGAGCCTGTAAACACGCCAGTGGTGTTTGCGGTCAATGTACCAACAGTCGTTGCCCAGGAGCCAAAGGTCTGGTTGACGATGTTCTGATCCATCTTCCAATTCATGCCGCCGGAATCGCGACCCATGAGACCTTTTTGATACTGTTCGGTCAGGGTGGGGCCGGGGACAAACAGGCCTTTTAGCGAATCAACGATAGCAGCAGAGGTAAACGGTTCGATCACGACGGCACGCTTACCATCTCGTGGTGCGCCTTCAGCATCCAGGAACGCACCAGCGGTCAGGTAGGTAAACAAACCCGTTGGAGGCGTACCGGCAACACCGACAATGTTAGCGGTGGAGTTCTTTGCCATCACCAGACCGTCACGATCGATCTTATTAGCGATTGCGGCGATACAGGGTTTCAGTACGCGATCACTGAACAGATCCAGAGACAGCGCCAGATCCTGGGTGGTGAACTGCGTATCGACGTGGAATTGGGTAGTCAAAACAACCGGAACGGAGGTTTCGTTCAAATCTTCGACGTTCAGTGCTGGACCAGTCGTACCGATAAAACGACCCGGACGGCGGACGTTGACGGTATTACCGATTTTAGCGCCAACGACTGCAAATTGGTCGTCATAATCGCGGTTAACTTGGGAAGTAAAGGTGAGTTCGTTTTCGAGGACCATTAAGGCCTCGTTAGTAATTTTCGATATCGTAAGTAACTGATTTGCCATGACAGGCTCCATAAATTAAAGAAAGTGGATTCTTTAATCTCATTAGCATGGAGATTGTCATGGATATTCCCTGATTAACGGCTCAGGTGGGCCGCGCTGTCTTTCAAACTTTGCGTAATCGGTAACGCGCCAATTCACCCGATTATTTAATCTTCCCAGCCTTTCTCAAGGCCCTATATTCAGCATTCGTACCCTTGAATTCACCGTCTGCACTCATCAGGTTTTCAAGCCCTGCATTATTTCCGGTAACCGGCGTAATCGGTGCAGGGGCTTTGGATTTGGTCACAACTTTCTCGGCTTTCTTCTCATCCGACGGCTTTTCCAGCTGAGCTTCAAGGCGACCGATCATCCGCAATGCACCAATAATAGTCGAACTGTTGATTTTTTCAACTATTTCTGGATGCTGGGCCAAATGATACAAAATTGTCGGGCCTAGTTCGCTCTCGACAATTGCATCCCTCACCGGATCGGAGAAGGCCGCATCGCTTTGGGCCAATACCTCCTCATAGTCTTCATGCTCGGCCATAATCATTTTCTGGCGCTCGGCCCAAGCATTTTTAACCTGATCAACCCGCGCTTGTTCTTTGGCCGTCTGATCGGCTTTGTCACGATCAGCTAAGGCTTTATTCGCTGAATACTCAGCCAGCTTCTCGGCGTATTCGAATGCGTCGGTGAACTGATCCGGCGTAGGCTTTTGGATATCGATAATGTTTTCTTTGGGCTTCGTGCCCTCTTCCAATGCCTTGATCCGGGCTTCAAGCGTAGCTTTAGCCTCATTGGCTACGCGCGCCGTCTCAATGGCTTCATTTTTCTGGCGTGTGATTTCACTAAACCGCTTCTCAAGCTTATTGTTCTTCGGCTTGTCATGATCCTCTTCAGCCACTACTGGATCGGCTACTTCTTCGGCCACCTCGGTGACTGGTTCGACTACTTCATCCGTCACGACTGGTGCTAAATCCATTTTCTTGGCATAAAACTCTGCTGCGTTCTCACTGGTGGTAACGGTCGTGCTTGGTTTGATTTCATCTGACATGGACTAACTCCAAGGATTTACCCAGTGGCCCCACTGGTAGGTTTAGGCGATTTCTCGCATTTCTTCATTGGCCTGTTTGCGGATCGGGGAACGCGAATAAATTTCGACCAGCAGAATAAATACCAGCTGCAATGTTTTCTGGAATACCAGCAAAATCAGTGACCGCACCCATTGCATCCTCTAGCCGTTGTCCGGCTGGCCGCTCACGGCCAAAATTGCGCAATTCATTCGAGACGCCTGATAGGGGACGCTCCATCAAGGGAATAGGTATTTGCGCATATTTATCGATTAAATCAGCCGCCGCATTAAGATAAGGGTGTTCTACCGGCATTATTGAGCCAACATCTGAACCTATATAATTGCCCTGTTCATCATTTGTCGGCAATGCTAGCGCATCTTGCGATGATAAGCCGGTGCCTAGAATGCCTAGCCCAGTAGCCGCTGGAATCAATGCCTTTACGGTATTGTTGTCTTTAAATAGATTGCGGCCAATAACTTTAAAGGATGCGCGGCGCGCCGCCGGGGTAGCAGCCTCCGCAGCAATATCAGAAGCCTGCTTTGCGGCTTTGGCCTCATTCGCATAATCCATTAACGCACCAAAAGAAGCTTCATTAGAATCATCAATAAATTTTGTATGCTCCCTAACACCCTTTAAAAAAGTAGTCGGGTCATCTACAAATGCCTGAGCAATGTGTGATTTTGGGATAAGAATTGCATCGCCTGGCCGCCTGGAATAATTGGAGGCAAGAGGCGTCAATGAGTTATCGTCAAAATTATGCACCGATATCTCCTTTAATTCAGGCGATCTTCCAATAGAAAAGAAATAGTCTGGCAACCCTAATTGGTTAGCAATTTTTTCTTTATATCCTTGCTCAAAAATATGGTGGATATCATTTTGTAGTGAGACAGTTCCAAAATCCTCTTGCGCCTTATCTGTATTACGCAAAAATGGCGGTAGCGAATTATAAATATGTCCCGCTGGATTATTAGTATGTTGGTATATATCTGCCAATTGCGAAACTATCTCAGGAGATAAAAATTTTGATTGGTTATCGAATTTAATCGATGGATTGAAATGATCTTGACGCCAATCATTCTGGGACTTCACTTCTTGTTTTCCGCCGAAGATAGCAGCAAAGCTATTTGGTTCTGCTGATTCAAAATCAGCGTTACTTTGCTTTATATCTTTGAGATATTGCTGATAGCCCGTAGTAGCCTGATTTTCAATATCATGCCCAAGAGCAGTTCTTATGCCTTTGGCTATATCAAATAGAATACGCCCTTCAGCCATTTTGCAATCGCTCCATTACTTTTTGAGGCGTCATATTATTATGGTGTGCGGTTTTCAGTATATCTGCTTCCGTAATATTACCATGTATCGGATGCCGACCAATTACCGCAGATAAATCATGATCATCTTTTTTATCGCTATTTAATCCCATTAAATTCTCTTGCTTGGCACTCAAATGATGCAATAACAGTTCAACTGTGGCCTTAATTTCGGCCACATTTTGTGCCGAAGACACCTTCATCTGAACATCATGCATCCATGCCTCATTCTCCATCTGTTCAACCTTGATCAAGGTTTGGTTGCGCGATTCAATATCGTGGGCTTTCGTCGTCTGCCGCAACATTTCGCGCTTGGTCTCGCCATCCTCTTCCATCTGTTTAATGCTTTGACGGGTTTTAATCTCCATCCCCGCGGCTTGTAACTGTTGATTCAGTTGTTGAATCTGTTGGTCTTGCTGCTTCAGCTTCATTTGAATCTGAGGCGGTATGTCTGATTTCTCGTCAATCTGCGCCAAAGGATTAGCGGCAGCAAGGCGGTCAGCAATCATTTCTGCGCCGGGGAAGTCCATATTCCTAAAGACAAGATCACCAATCGCTTTAAACAAGTCTTCATGCTGGGAAATGAGCGGCATCATCATATCGACTGCCTCCTGACGCTTGGAGTTATAGCCAGGGCCTATATCCATCACAATGTCGTATTCGCCGACCGTTACATCGTTGAGGACTGCATTGATAGCTGGGTCAGGCGCTTGTTGATTGATCGTCGCTGTTTCTGCTCTACCATCATCACCGATAATGCGTACTACTCGTTCTTGATCGTAGTAATGGGGAATCCATTCAAGAATAATCTTTCCTGTATGGCGTATCGATCGAGTCAAATTGTCATAGAAATGGAAGTTTGAGTTGTCACTTTGTTTCTGTTCACCCTGCAAAGCTTTGCCTGAAACATTCCCCGCCAATCGTTGAGCAGGATCGATAACACCGATGACCTCTCTGAGATTCTGGCTAGATTGCTGTAATAGCTCTAATGTGCCACTCGGGGGCAGTTCAGGCTGTTGTCTCTGTGGGGCCGGAGCTTCGCGACCATCCACATCCGTCTGCTTATAATGCAGGATGGGTCTAGCACTGACGTTGGCTTGTGCCCATTCGTTTTCATGGCCTTCATCCTGACCCTCAGCCATTACCCATTTAGCTTTGGGGGCAAGAGCTACGCTTTCAGTCGCCGTTGTTTCATGGAAGTTGACCATGCGCTGCGGGTCCATCGCATTCTTAACCACGCCTGAGCGTTTGCGCTTACCGTCGATAACAGTGACATTCCCATACATCGGGACGACAGGAATGTATCTACCGGGAATATCTCTTTCCTCCAATACATTGTTGCAGGTGATCTTGCACCATTTTACAGTGGGTCGATTAGATTTGCGGGTATCGACGATCTGTAATTGATGCTCCTCTAACGCACCTTCTGGCAGTTCGCTATCCCACACACTCATACCATTGGAGAGCTTATGCAGTTTTTCTGGCTTGTTGGTAATGTAGAAATACTCGGCGACTCGGATATCTTCTTTCGTAATCCATTCTGCCGTATGGTCTCCAAGGCTTTTTTCAGTAAATCCCTGGGTGTCGGCTTTAGGGTATTGAGCCTCAAAATCCTTCTTGCGCATCAATGTGGAAATAAGGCAGGCCTTAGAATCTGACCCATCCGGCATGGTCGAATTAGGGTCAAAATACACAGTGAACGGGTTATCAATCGGCGCTAAATAAATCTCCTGGTCGAAGCTGCTATCACTGACATAATCTGTCAGAACACGCCAATACCCGAATCCACACGTTACTGCGCTGGAGAATCCCGTGTCATAGGCTAAATCTGCCCCACCCCGACTTACTTCGATATGCCGAATCATCCCCTTGATGACATCGGCTATTTTCTTATCAGCCTCACCATTGACCGGATCAACCTTAATGCGAGGTCGCTGTTGGCGCTGCTGGTTCTCAATCTGCCGACAGAATGTATCAACCTTATTAATCGTCAGGAAGGGTCTTGCTTCAAGCGTACGGCTGTTCTGGATCTGTACGGGCCATTGATCACCCCAGCGGAATTGGAGGGCCTCAAGCCCCTGGGCGCGGTTCTCGCTCTCTGCCTCAGTACACAGGTGGTGAAACTTGATAGCAGCTTCAATGCGGGGATCAGACATTATTATTGCTCACGCTGAATCGCCAAGAATAACGGAGTTCTGCCCACCACATGCCGATTGGCCTCAATGGCCTCTGCAGCATCTGCCAAAGCTTGAGCAGCCTTTTCTTTCTGCGTTCGACTGGCCGATTGTTGGTGTAGCCATTTCCAGCATGAGTAGAATTCTTTGAGCAGGTTGAGCTCTGTGGCTTCGCGGTCATTCATGACATCCACCCCGTTGGCATATTGATAACTTGTGGCTTCACAGTGCGTTTCTTCTGTTGGGCAAAGCGGCGCATCATCCATGCATACCTAAGTGCCGAGATTATATCATCTTGCACCTTGACAATATTGCCTTTCTCATCGCGGTGGTAATTCATCTTCTCGGCAAAGAAGCCGGATAGGTGGCTAAACACTTTGAGCTTGCCATCATCCATAGCTCGATAGAGTTCAACCAGCCCTAATTCAACGCTGTTCCCGCCCGTTGGCCATGTGGCATGTTCGGGCAGCATCTTCCATCCTTCACTGGCGTAGCCTTGGCGCTGATCCTCACCTGACGTCTTCTCGTGCTGTAACCCATCATGCGGCCATGCTGTGGGAACGTCCTTGGCCCAGGATCTTACTTGTTGCCACGCTTCGTAGGGCTTCTTCCTCGATTCTTTCCAAGCGTGGGCAAGATAAACCGTATCGGTATCTCTATCGATCCAAAGTTGTATATGGGCTTGAGGATGATCCCAGCCAAAGTCCATGCCGTTGATTCGATACCAGTGCTCAGGGCATTCGAATGAGGCACATTTGATCTTGTTATCATCAATGTCAAAGATTAATCCCGCCCCCAGCAACGGTTCGCCTTTCGAGCGCATATCCCTTTGCCATATGGGATAGGAGGACAACAGGCGCTCTTTAGTTTCTTCGGATAAGTGCGGGGCATCATCCCATGTAGCGCGCTGAAGGTAATCACTGGACCCTGGCTTATCCATAAACTGGACAACCAATTCAGTGCGTCCATTCTCCGGGGTGAAGGTCAGGATACCTCGACCGCCTTTTCCTTTGTCGCCATTGATTGTTCGGGTTAGCACCTGTGGATAAATATTCTTATCTTTTGGCTCTTCGTCAATATGGAACCAGTCAACTACATCTCCCATCAAGGCATGCTGTCCCTGCGAGTAGGACCAGAATTGACAAATAGATATCCCGCCAGATTTATGCTTTACCCTAACCTCTCGCACCGCACCGCTCGTGCCTTGCATTGCCTTGTAGTCCACAATATCTGCAGCTTTAATATAACCGCCCTCGAACGATTGTCCCTGCATTCGTCCAAAGAGCTTATTTTGCAGGAGGTCTCTAGTCTTTTCCCCTGAGTACCCGAGTAGCCAGCAAGTAGTGGGGTGCTCGAAGCGATGCCCCTCCCATGCATCAGGGTAATCTCCTGTGAGATGAAAGGAATCGATCAGGCAGCCAGTGCGTGACTTGCCCACTTGGTTAGCTGCCATCAGCATACAAACATGATAATTAGCTGTGGCTAGGTTAAACCGGCGTTGCCATTCATACAGGGAATCGTAATCCGATAGGGCTATGCGATCCTTAGCAGCTCGCTCTTTGGCCTCTAGAAGCTGCAAATATTCAAGCTTTTCGTCTCTGCTCAAACTGCTCGATGCGGCGGTCAAGTTCCTCCTCCGTCATATCGGTGATGCCGACTGTACCAGTAACTTGTTGTATCGATTTGCCATCGAGACGGTCAGCCAATTCTTTAATGGCCCATGATTCACCTTGCGATGCCAGCGTTAACAGCTGTTCTGCAGCCCTGCGCAGCTTATTGGCATCACCCTGATCATCTTGGGCGATCGCTCGTAGAAGGGCGGCATTGAAGGGTTTGTTCTTCCTTCCGGCTGCATTCGAATTACCTTCAGGCGCACCCATTTGTTTTCAACCTTAACAATTTGATTTTGTTATCTTGTAACATTTCTATTTAGGGGTTTTCATGCCTGACAATGAATCTTTACGGCCCATTGCAACACCATTGACAATCTTAGCAGTACGTTCGCCAGTGCCATCGCTTGACTTAGCGCCTTTGGGGGCCATTTCACCACTTTCGTGTCTGGTGCCCATATCAGTGTTCGGTTGTTTCATGCTCATTGCTTTGCTCCTTGATCACCTTGTAGTTAATGTCGTTTATCACAACAATTGAGTTGAGGGTTAAGCGCTTTTCACTGTTGAATTCTTGAGTCGGATTATTGCCCTTCCCTGATTTCTTGACTTCATAGGTCCAGGTCTTGGGTTGATCATGACTGATAAAACTATCGAGGGCATCCCGCTCTTCCTGCGTGATTAGATCGCGCGGGTTGAGCTGTTTAACAGGGGGAGGAGCCTTTTCCAGCTCCTGTCTCGCCCATGCCGGGATATCATCGAAATAGCTCATTCCAAAATACCCACGATGTCAGCTTCATGTAAGCAGATAAGGTTTTGTCCGTCCAACTTTACGGCAAGATTAGCATATTTTGAATAAAGCACTTTGTCGCCCGGTTTGGTTTGATTGGGGATCATGCCGGTTTTTTCGGTATATCTCCCCTCGCCCGAAGCTATCACGGTGCCTTGCATCAAGCCTTCAATCGCAGTTCCGACTAAATGAATACCGCCCTTTGAGACCTTTTCAGGGGCATCGGGTTTTATGATGACAATATCACTCAGCGGACTGAACGATATCAATGCATCATGCTGTAGCGCTTGCTTCATAGTCGTGCCTCAAAATAGGCTTTTAGCGAAAGCCACCAGCGGTAGGTGCGGCAGGGGCGGTGAAGTTGAGCGCCGTTGATACGGCCAAGGTAAAAGGGTCTGATTCGTTCCCCGCTACATCTAAGGCGGTTACATAGATATCATAACTGCCCTTTGTCAGACTGGCGGCGACGGTGGAGAGGTCAAACTCCTGATCGGCTCCGACAGTCCCTTCGACCAGTTCTGCAATGGGTGTAGTGGCATAGTCAAATGCAGACCCCGAGGTAACTACTCGGATTGCGTATTTGGCTGCGTCAACGACGTCAGACCACCAGATTACTTTCTTTGCGAGCTTAGCCATTTTTCATTCCTCCTGAGGCGGGTTTGTTGAGTTTGATTAATACATTGACAGGGGTTGATAGGGGGCTGGTTAATCTGCCTGTATCAGTGGCAGACATTGTAAAACTACACCTCCCTAACCAGTTCCCGGTGACGTTGACAGATATTGTTGGCGCTGGACTTAGCACCATTGTTCCGGTTCTTCCGGTATCGCATACCCAATATAAGGTCAAGTTGGCCAACGAACTGATTGGCAGGGCGGTCCCGTCTGTTCGCGTCGACGGTGCTGTTGCGGTGATGTGCAAGGTAGCCGCAGTAGCAAAACCAGCTATAACATACAGGACAGCGCCGATTATCCATTTCATCATCGTTCTCAGCTATTTTGCTGGGCAATAATTTCAGTCTTGCGCTGGCTAGAATTTGTCGTACCGAAATAATAACTCAATACCAGCATTACAGCAGCATCAAGCGTACCAAGTATTCGTCCGATTAGCTCAGGGGCGATATGCGGCTCATAGCCCAACAACAAAGATCCCTCGCCACAACCGGCCAAAATAATAATCGCATAGGCCAAAATGCGGGGGGTCCAGTCCCCAGTCGCAATTTCGCGCTTTCTTGCTGAATCTCTATCTCCCGCAGCAATCGTTTCGAGGGTTTCGATATCCTGAAATCCCATTTGCTGCATTTTGAGCGCAAAGTCATTGTCTGCATTCTTGAGGGCAATCATTTGATCGGGGGTTGCCCCCGCAATGGCGGCACTGATCGAATCGATAGTCGGCTTAACGTCTTTGCCAAAGGATGAACTAATCTGACTTGCAGCCATGCCAATCAATCCCGCAGGCCCACTAGCGGCTGCTGCTACCCAGGGGGCTGCTGTCTTTAGGATGCCCTGCCAATCGATGCTCATTTCATCACCCGGTTGGCTCTATGGATCTGGTTGGATAGCTGTTCTTGATGGGCATTGTGCTCTTCGATCCTGCGGCACGGCTCACAATAATGTGCCTTAACTTTCATTTCTTTCATGGTTAAGGGGTTTTGGCATTTAATGCAATCGAGGATGGGCACCGTATTCATTCTTGATTCTCCGGCAATCGGGTAATCGTGATTGACATAGGATCTTTGCAGGCTTGGAGTTTGGGGAATAGGTCAGCGAAGGCTGCGCGGCTCTTAAGGACGCTGTTAACGCCCTTCATTTGACCAACCAATATGCATCCTTCGGTATCGGCTGCGGTGTTACCTGGGTGCAGCCTAATGCCTTCATATCCCGGCACATTAAGAATCTGTGGCATTTCTCGTTTAAACCGAGACGAATAGTTGATAACGACCGCATATGTTCCAGCGGGGATTGCCGTTTTCCCCGGTATTTTTTCATGGCGCACAGCGTCTTCAAGCGAAAAGCAGGTCCATACACCGTCGACATAAATGCTCCCTATCGTGCAGTCCGCTCGCTGCGATTCGGTCTTGAGTTCTAACTTCACTGCCGCGCCTCAATCAATTTGACTAGTAGGCTGGTTTGGTTCTTGGTGTCTTCCCGCAAACTTGTCGCCAGACCCGTGAGATCGTTTCGGGCCTGCTGGGCGTTCTCGGAGACGGCTTTATTGAGTTCGTTGGTTTTCTGTGTCAGGTTTTTTACCGCCCCTTCAACCATGGATAGTCGATTGGAGACGTCGCCGATTTGATCGACTTTTTGATTGAGCTCGGCAAGGATTGGCGTTAATTCGTTAGTGCGGAAGGCGGCTATAGCGGCGGTGACGACTTTCTCCGAATCGCGTTTGTTAATAGCGCGGATATAGTTCATAAAAAACCCACCTATAATCGCCAAAGCGCCAATACTAGCGATAAGCAGTTGCCACCAGCTGATATCCATCAGTATGTTCCTTCTTTTGGCGCTTGATGGATAAGATCAAATAGCGCGCCACGGGCTTTGTAAATAGGACTAGAGAGAGGACTTGGGCAATTTCCCCCACCCGTAGCATTGAGCGGTGCCAGCTTTCGGGATCGTGACCGGAATTATACGCGATCATCGCAGTAAAATGGCACAGAAGGTTATAAAACGAGCATAAGGCAACCGGATTACTGGCATCCCCTTTGATCAGGAATGCTATTTGCATCAAAGTGACTTCTAGCCCGATCAGCAGGATATACCACCAAGCCCCAAGATTACTTCTCATCGGCAGATTGGGGCTCAGGATGACCAGGAAGAATAATACGGTGTATGCGAGGGTTAAGCCTTTAATGCTGGCAGAAATGAGATTGAGCGCTATCGCAAGGCATAATCCGCCGGTCAGCGCCCAAAAGTAGATATCCATTATTTGCCGCGACTACCCGGTTTAGGCTTCTGCTTATCGGGTTTGGTTGTTCCACCGACTGAAAATATCATGCCTCTTACTCCTTGATTGTGATTAGTGGGGCGGTTTATCGGAATTTCACCGATCCTCCGGGCGCGACCCAGCGAGCTATATACACTATCAACCGCCATTAAATTACCGATCCTGCAATTTCAAACGGTCGGCACCATTTCTCATGACGCTTTAGCAGGTTAGCTGCGCTGGCCGGCCCATCCAGAGGCCAGCATACCTGCGAATAAGGACTACGCTCAGCGCGAGCCCATTTTATCCTTATTGCCGGGGCTGCGCTAGGCCAGCATAATAATTAACACAAGACAAACAGTAACTAGCGCAATGCTTAGCTGGGCATCGCTCATCCATCCAAGGAGGATGTATGGGCCTGCCATGCCAACAATGCACTTGTGCGCCTCAAATCCCATAGGTCACATGCATCAACTATCCTAGATGCCGTATCAACCTCAGCAAGCTTTGCGTTGCGCTCCTTCATTAGCTCGTCTAGTGGCTTCGCACTGGGGCGAGGGCCGTGCTGCGATACAAACCAATCATTAAAGGTCATTGACCTTCTCCTTGTGCTAGGGCGGCGTCAATGGCGGCGTCGAGCCGGTCGCGCGATGGGCAATCAGCGCCAAGGCCGTATGGTCGAGAGAAAACCTTTTTTGGATCGCGCAGCACACAAAGTTCCCCATCAAACCAATCTTGCATCCTCAACCACCGATACCGCTCCGCATCCTGTTTAAGCACCTTTACCTCTGCCTCTAGCCGGCCAATAGTTTCATCGAAATGAGCCTTATGATCTGCCATTAGCCAAATTATTTCCGTATCTTTTTTTATTCTTCCCTCTAGCCGGGTATTGTCGGATAGGATGGATTGGATGGCCTCTGCCGCCGAACGGTGAAATGCCATCATGGCAGCAGTAAAACTAGTGTTGGATTGGACTTTATGCCAGTCTATCAGCTCACTATGGTTGCCCATTACTCTTCTCCAATCGTTTGTAGTGCGCTATACGCCATTGCTCTGCCATAGCCTTGGCCGCACAAGCCTTACCCTTCGGAATTCGAATGGCGACCGTTACAAGGCCGTTACGGCGCATCTTGGCACGGTCGTCGGTGTCTCTTTGCTTTTTGGATTTCATGGCGATTAATCTGCTGCTTTACGCCAGCCCTCTGGAATATATTCACGCTGACGGCGCAACTCATAAATACCCGGGTTGATCAAAATGCTTTCATGGGTGTCGAAAGAGCGCTCATGTAACAGCTCTATTGGCTCGTCGCCAGTCACGACCAGAAAGGACTTCAGCAGATCGCCAAAGGAATATTGGCTTACTTCCGGGCGATCAATAACTATGTGGTCGTGCCCAGTTTCCGAGTGGGCAAGAACCAGCTTTCCATTTTCTGCTTTAACGATATCAGCACCCTCCGGTAATGCATCGATACGCCGAATAAGCAAATCGCCTTGTGCACACATTGTTTTGAACGTTTTCATATTGTTTCCTCGTTAAGTTCTAACTTCGATTTTGTACTGGTTTAAATCATCTTCCATCGAATAAGTCCATGCTGATGCCTGTAATGCTGTTTTCATTTCTGGGGGAACAGGTATTGCAAAAACACGCTTAGTCCCACACTGCACTTTCAAAAACCGCTCTTTTCCAGAGTCAGGAATATTGACCTCTAACAGCTCCCCAATCTCTGGGTCTGAATCTTTATCAATTGTTTTTGCGTTTAGTTGATCTAAAACATTAGCCCATCCAATAATTTCGCAAGCAGCCCGGCGCTGCTCAACATTTTCTACTGCCAGCGCCATTTGTGCGGTTAATACCCCTTTATCCAAAATCCATTCTTTCGGAATTTTTGTCCCATGCCATGAATAAACCTCAACCAATCCATCAGGATAGCTAATTGATGGGCCATTTTCACAATGCAATCGGCGCTGATCATCTAACTTAATAACGCTTGGGCGTTCCTGTAAAATCACAGCGCCTGCATAGGGTGCCCACCAGCCACAATTTCGCGCCAAATCAGAAAGCGGCTTTAACTTGTTCGCGGCCTCAATTCCAAATTCAGCAAATGCCATATGGTAGGATAACCATCCCGCCTCGTGATTTCCAAAAACCTGATCCCCGACCTGATCCCCGACCTGATCCCAGACCTGAGCCCAGACCTGATCCCAGACCTGGTCCCCGACCTGGTCCCCGACCTGAGCCCAGACCTGAGCCCTGACCTGAGCCCCGACCTGAGCCCAGACCTGATCCCAGACCTGAGCCCTGACCTGGTCCCCGACCTGGTCCCCGACCTGATCCCCGACCTGATCCCAGACCTGAGCCCCGACCTGAGCCCAGACCTGAGCCCTGACCTGAGCCCCGACCTGGTCCCCGACCTGGTCCCCGACCTGATCCCCGACCTGATCCCAGACCTGGTCCCCGACCTGAGCCCAGACCTGAGCCCTGACCTGATCTCCTATCGGAATATTAATACCTTTTAAGATGGCCGCTGCATAAGCTGCAGACACTGGGCTGCCAAACCGGAAGAAAAGCTTAGGCTGCTTAAGGCCGGCGACTTCATAGGCCGCAATAACTGCTTTCTTGGACTCCTCAAAATTTAATGGCTCTGTCGAAAGGCCAATCTTTAGCCATTCATCGCGAATTTCTGGCAGTCGCGCTAATTGCGCAGCACTTAACTTTTCCAGCTTCTTCATTTTTGCTCCGTTTCGTTACTTGATGGAATCACCATACCCAATCCTGTCGCACGACGACAATTAAATAAACTCACTGGTCTTCGGGGTTTGGTAGTGATTGGCTATCGTGTTTCAGAATGTTACCAAGCCTCAAAATGAATACTAATTGCGCTGCCGGAGCACCCCACTCAATAATTCCCAGCCCTCTTACAATTTCTTTAAGCTCAATAAGCATGGTTGGCGAATCCTTGCTGTACCCATTTCTAAATTGAATAGCACCGTATTTTTTTCTATAAAACCTAATTCGCCAATAGGGTTTTACCTCTCGATATTCTTCGCGCTTTGTTCCGCTTGCGATCATATCGAACCACTGCTTTTTTAACGTGAGATGCAATATATCCATATCTATTCCTCGGTGTAGGGGTTACGGTTGCAAATCAACATAGGCATCAATGGCCATCCACATTCCAATTAATACAGTAGGCCCTATATCTAAATCTTTAAATTGTGCTCGTACATCGTGCACCGCATCGCCTGAGCTGCTTGTGTTTCTATAGGCCGATTCCATGGCATATGCCACACGTTTCAAATCCTCTATGTTCATCTCAATTCTCCGTTGACCAAATGATTCGGATGTTGGGGTTAGCGACTAACGTGAATAACTGCTTCTGGATACGCAATACAATTCTGCAGATATTGAAAAACAAATGTTTTGAACCCTGTATAATTTCCCCATCCATTTTCTGGGTTATATGTTTTAAAATATTCTGGCTCAGCCTCCAGTCTGATTAATGCTTTTTGCAATGGCTCGATAAGCTGCCCGGCCAAAGTTATTTCTAGCTCTTCTGGTCGCCACAAATGTTTATAGACGCCAGCAGCATCGGCCATTGCTGCCAGATTATGCGTAATATTGAAATCGGCCACTGTTGTGGGCTGTGTTGCAATTAAATTAATGTCTAAACTCATTTCTCACTACTCCAAATTATCCGTATGCCGTGAATAAATATTAACACTTCTATTGCTACCCACCCCAGGGACTATGTTCAACAATGAGCTTAATGCGCGGTGATGCCGGCCTAAACTTATTTGGAAACAGCTGCTTTAGTTGATCGGATTTATTTCCTTCGATTATTCGGCGCTGAACCGCAACAATTAATTCATCATCAGATTCTCTTCTATTTCCAATATTAGATTCTACGCAAACGATACAGTCGTAGTTTGATAAAGCGCGATTAATTACCGCAGCCAAAAACTCAAGCGTTGGGCCGCCCATTCCTTCAATGGTTATTCGTATATAGCTCATTGACTGCTCCATATAACTCTAATGCCATGTATAAACGCACTGTGCCAGCTGCCCTGGGTTTCCTTGGGCTCAATAATCATTTGTGGCTCAATCTCGATTATTGCCTCGTGCTTCATCTGCATTCGCCTCACAATTAAACCGTTCTTGCTTAAATTTAGCAGCGCCAACCTAAAGTTATTGGCGGCCTCTATATATTTAGTGTTCTTGTCGAAGGTGGGCATAGGTTCTCAATGGTAATTGGAAATGTCGTCGATTATTTTAAATCTCCAGTCCGTGTCATCCTTATTCGACTTGCCAACATTGCAATCTTCGCAAAGCACTTGCAGGTTATTCGGGTCAACCTCCAAATCGGGCCGAATGGAGCGCGGCTTAATATGGTCAACGTGCATCTTCACTAAATCTTCAGGTGTTGCACCGCAACAAACACACCGACGGCCATCACGCTTCAATACAAAATATCGGACTTCTTTCCATGCCTGCGAATTATAAAAACGGTCATCAGATTTAAAGCGTTGCTTATACTTCGTTACTTTCTTTTTAACTATCTTTGGCGCCTGAATGGCAATCAGATTAAAGAATCGTGCAATCGACTTTAATTCGTTGTCAGTGAATTTATCGTCGCGACTGAACTCACCTAAATAGCCTTTGTTAAGCACTAAGGTTTTGATCAGTTTATTTGAACAATTCCAATCAACCTTAAGTTCTTTAAGTATTAAACCTTTTAAGCTCTTGTAATCCATAACAGCTCTTTGGTGTGGTGGTGGTTTTTGAGTTGTAAGAACCCATACCCAGCTATTAAGCAAGGTTAGTTCTTACACCCGTTAAGCTCTTCGGAGCCGGCGTATGGCCATCGAGCGGATTAGGATTATTGCAGGTGCCTAATCTCATCGTCTTTCCAGCCTGCAAGCTGTCATAGCCCCTGTAACGACTTCAGAACTCAGGTGCAGCGCGGGCTTATCTTTTGCTGCTCTCAATACGCCTTGTGAGTGACCGTTACCGGGACATATCAAGTTCGTATCCAGCCGGGTTTACTTCGCAGATAGGGATTTTTGAAGGGATGGTGTTAGGAGTTAACCAAAAACACACGCACGACAAAAAGCCTATTAGGGGAGCAGGTGGAACCCAACCAACACGCACAACCACATGTTAATTGGACTACTCCTCTAATAGGCTCTCGTCCGGGTTGTGATGTCTTAACCGAGTTCCACGTCGGCAATTACAATGATAGCTATATAGGCCCACAGGTCAATAGGTAAGTGCAACTATTTTCATGTATAGCAAAGTTACTAGGGTTTACCGGATTTCGATAACTTGGCTATAGCTTTATCGGCTGCACCTTGGTCTGTCCGCCCAGACTGCCACCGTAGCCCTTGTTAGGGGGTGAGCAAGGCGCATGCGATAAAGTGCCTTTCTGTAACCCTGTAAGGCTCAGGGACTAACTGCATGCTGTTATGGGTGCGACCCATACAGAGTACCGGGATGAAGGACGGTTAACAGATTATGCGCATAAGAGCTGTTAGAGCCTTCCAATGACCGGGCATGCAATGAATTAGCTTATCAGACACCTGTATCAACGGGTATACACTGTTAAGGCATAGGGCCCTCCCCATGAAGGCCTGCTGCTGGAATGGCTATAAACGAGGTCTGCATGTCCCACATGGGCAATGGGTAGCATGGGCAAACCATTTAACCTCTGGCCATACATGCGGTACGGGTTCAGCTTTAAATTCTGCCTTCGCATTCAAATAGCCTTGTTTGTTTATATCTTCAGCATGGACGCCTGAATCCTTTGCCAGCATCTGCCGCATCAATTCTTTGAACTCACCTACTGTAAGCGCAGAAAGTAGCTGGTTGTCATTCATAAAATACTCCTGTGAACAGATAAAGGTGTTTTGTTCAGTGGTGAATACATCATTTTTTATGGTGCTCCTCGATAAAGTGCCATGCAGTACCAATCAGCATCCCAGCAGGTAAAGCTGCGATCTGCAGTAATACTAAAAGCTCACAATTTCCCATTTCATTCCCCTTTGACAGATGTCCAGTTAGTTAGAGACAGGTGTCTTGCACGCAATGATGGCCATCCGTTCTTGATGCTTAAAGTAGCTTTCTAAAGATACGCCAATAACAACAAAAGGCCCGGCAATAACAAGTGCGATAATACATACTGCAATCGCTGAATTTTCACTCACAATGCAGCCCTCCATAACTCAACACAGATACCCACAAAGATAAGTACACAGAGCCAGCCGAACCAGGAGGGCTTGTCGAGATTCGGATTGTCTTCGTCAAAGCTTTTCATAACTTCTTCGCCTCTAATTTATGATCGGTCAATAACTCAATAATCCGCTGTGACGGATAAGGTATTTCATTGTTCTTCTGCCACTTATAGACGCACTGCGTTGTCATCCCGATAGCTAATGCCGTTTTCTGCACACTACCGAAATGTTTTATAACTTGTTTAGGTGTCATGCTGCCTCCGAACTATTTAGTGTTTTTCTATAATAATCGTTGGTAATGGCGTTGACAAGCTGTATTTGCTTGGTCTAAGATTCTTACATCAGATCAAACAACGGAGCGCACCATGAACGATTTCCAAAAAAACAAAGAGATTATGGCGTATTCATTAGCGCAGATGATGGCACCTCTTGTTACATTAAGTGAGGACGATAGCCTGAACGTTTATGATTTGCCGCTTGGCCTGCAAGATGAAATAGCGGACAAGATGTATAAAGAATACCGCAACAAAATCGAAATTGATCCGCTGATGGTCAGAACGATTCCGATAGAGCAGGCTTATGCAAAAGCATTGCTCAGCGAGTTTTATTCTTCCATTTCGGATAGCTGTGAAGAATGGATTCGGACAATTCAGAAGGATGATAAACAATGAAACAAACACTGTCGTGCCTTATTGTTTTATCACTGGCGTTTGGTATTGGATTAATGGGAGCTTTGCAGGTATGAACACCGCACAACTGATCGAAGCCCATGAATCCGATATACGCCATCTGGAGTGGAAGATGGGCTGGCGACAAGCAAGAAAGGATTTTAAGCGTAAGGGATTTACCAAGAATAGTTTCGTGCCCGGATCGCAGAAATTCAATGGCTATCGGGCTTATCGGCAGCATCTTGGCGTGGAGGCAGTATGAATAACCTGACGGATGCACAAGAAGCCGCTATTCGGTTTAATGTTCGCTGGATTTACAACAAGGAAGGCCGTACCGATACCTTCACGGAATATCCATTAGCCAGTATTGAGCGCCTTGTTGCGATTGATGAGGGGCAAAAGATCGAATTTAAGGAGATATTTGGTGAATCTTATTGATCTATCAGGCCCATTCCCTGCAGCACAGATTAGCTGGCGCGTAGGGGCTACCAGCGGCGATAAGAGCAAGGGCATTGCTTTGGCGTACCTGAATGCGCGCGATGTAATGGACCGCCTGGATGTCGTTTGTGGGCTGGCTGGCTGGCAGGCTGAATACCCGTGGTCAGACGGGAAAAGGATTGTATGTTCAATCGGAATTAAGGTTGAGTCTGAATGGGTATGGAAGGCTAATGGGTGTGGCGAAACAGATATCGAGGCAGAAAAGGGTGCAATGTCTGACGCCTTTAAGCGCGCCGCTGTTTTATGGGGTATTGGTCGCTATCTGTATGACGTTCCCAATATTTGGGTTCCGCTGGTTGCTGCAGGGAGGTCGTACAAGTTTGATGATGCGACAAAGAAAGACTTAACTAACCGTCTTGCTATTTGGCAAGCAAATTACTTCAAAAAGGTGTGAATCATGGCATATAAGGATTTGGTGGCAACGATCGGAACTTATGAAAAGGATGGGCAGACGAAATATGTCACCCGTAAAGTCGGCACGTTATTGGAAACGGATAAAGGCATCCGTGTGAAATTAGACGCGTGTTTTTCTCCTGCTGGTTGTCGTGTCGATGCTGATGGAAGTGTATGGCTTGCAGCATTTGATCCTAAGCCCCGCGAACAATTAGCAACGCCGGCGGCTGCTCGATCACAACCAAAGCATTCAGCGCAAACTGGCGGAGTCGATGATTCCTTTTTTAACGATGACATAGGATTTTAATAATGAGCACATTATCTCTTTACAAAATGACCCAAGAATTTCAGGCGGCGTTTATTGATCTGGCTGACATGGATATCCCCGAAGACGCCATTAACGATACCCTTGAAGCGTTAGAAGGTGAATTATCATTAAAGATTGCCAACGTCGGAGCCTTCATTAAAAACCTCGAAGCCGAAGCCGACAAGATCAAGGCGGCAGAGGTGGCCATTGCAGCTCGTCGCAAAGTGTACGAAAACAAAGTGGCGCGGATGAAAGATTATCTGCGCGAGAATATGGAAAAAGCAGGCATTAAAAAAGTATCAGCAATTGATGGCACCTTTGCTATCACCCTGATTGCTCCACGCGCTTCGTTGATTATTGACGATCAAGAAAAGATTCCATCGAAGTATATTAGCGAACGGGTTGTGGAAGATATCGACAAGGCTGGAATCAAGAAAGCACTTGAATCTGGCGAGTCAATCGAGTGCGCCCACCTTGAATACAAATCTGGATTGCGAATTGCTTAATCCGATAAAAAATTACTATTGGAGTTACGCGAACGGCACGGACTAAAGTTACAAGACTTGGCGAGCAAATTTGAAATACCGCTGTATTGGATTAAACATAATTTGAGGATTGATGATGCGCGACTATGAACAAATACTCGCTGATCTACGCAACACGGCAGAAACCGATTGGCCGGTTGAGGCAGCAGAGGCGCTGGAAGAAATCGAGTTGGTTGAATCGCTGCAGCGCAAAGTCGAGGAGCTTGAAGCCTCTCGCACCGCAGAGCCAAGCCGCAGCGGGGCGTATGATTTTCAAACATGCAATATGGACGAACGCACGAACGAAGAAAAAATTCGTGATCTCGATGAGCTGGATAGAAAAACCGGCGCTGAATGGCGCGAGAATTCGTCGTTAGAAAAATGGTTTCCGTTTACCGCGTCAGAGCTTGCCACCCTCCGCACACAACTGGCATCGCAACAAGAGCTGATAGACCAGTGGGAAGTATTATCGCTTGTCGATCTGCTGGAGAAAAACAGAGCGTTAGTTGCACAACTGGCAGGGCAGCCGGTGGCACAAAGCCGCTAGCCGATATAGGTGAGAGAGATGAGTGAAATTATGAGCCAAGCATTAGACCAAGCAAATGCAGTTATCAAAGTGCTGCAAGCCGAGATGGCAGAACTCCGCGCCCAGCTTGTTTGTGAATCAGCAGAATTTTTGGAAGATGGTGAAGCGCCGCCGGATTATGTGCGCGGCTGGAATGATGCGCTGAGCACGGTTAGCGGAAAACCGGTACCGATGCCAGACGAGTTTTTAAAGGCCCAGCAAGCCCCCATTGCACCGCAGGCGGTAGATGTTGACGTGGAGCCGCTTGAGTGGGGGTATCCATTCAAAGAGGAAGGCGAGCGCATATTGCGGTTCATTCAAGTTTATGTCGAAGGCGTAGTAACTCGTCGGGAGAATGATTGCAGCAACCCCGGAGAAAATGGGCGTGACGTAACTGAGGCGATTTACAAGGCGCTGCGATCCGTTGCCACCCCCATTGCGCCGCAGGCGGTAGCTGTCGCCGGCACAAAGCCGCTAGCCGATATGATAGCGAAATACGAAAGCGATCCAACAAAAATGGAAGCGCTTGAAACCGCCCGCATTGCCAACACGCCAGCGGTGCCGGATGCCAAGGCAACGAAACAGCCGCTGCCGTGGGTCGCAAAATCCATGGAAAGCCAACAGCGCGACTACGGCCGCATTACAACATCGACCGGCTCTTATGTTGCCGACTTCATGGATTTAGAAGATGCGCAATTGGTTGTGGAGCGCATGAATTCACTGGCCGTCAACACGCCAGCGGTTCGCGGCATTATCGAGAGCGCATGGCGCGCCGGGTATTGGCAGGCAGGTTATACAAACGACTCATCATATGCGGATGAGGAGTCGCGTAAATATGCCACTGAAATTCTCGCCATCCCTACCGCTAACGACAAGCAAGGGGGCGAGTGATGATTCGTTGGATTAAATGCCATCTCTTTCACCGT